TGTTAAAGGGGATATATTAATGGGAAGAAAAAAGAAAACACTACCTACTGCTATTTCTGATGATATGTTTGTTAAAGCTATTAGAAATAGAGGTGCTTATGTTAATGAGATAGCAGAAGAATTACAAATTAGTCCTTATATGGTAAAAGAAGTACTCCTTAGGAATAAGTATCTTAGAGAAGTTTTTATGGATACTAAAGAAGCTATTTTAGATAGAATGGAAGGTGCATTAGTTAATAAAGCACTTGGTAAAACTGGTGATGGTACTGATGGTAATTTACTTGCCATGATGTTCTATCTTAAATGCATGGGTAAAGATAGAGGCTGGATTGATTCACCACAGAAGAAAGAAACCTCTGAAGACAAACCTTTACATATTAAGATAGTTGGTATTACTACTGGAAAAGAGAATGAAAAATTAGAGAAGGCAGAAATTATTGAATGCAAACTAGAAAAAGAAAAGAAACCTAAAGCATTAACCGAAAAAACTGAAGAAATTATTGATGTATCTTTTGAATCTTCTTATAATGAATTTGAAGAAGATTCAAATAAGCAATTTTATGGTGGATAAACTATTTTATCTAAACTATATGGAAAGACATATCTAGTCTTAGACGAGACATTATAGAGTAGGTCACTCAGTCTAATAGTGGCCTGAATCAGAATCAAGTCTGATTTTAGATAAATACTAATAAACAATAAGGGGATAATATGTCAGTTATGGGATTTGAAATTGGAGAAGATATTTGTAATGCATTTGAACTAGAAGCAAATAAAGTTAGAAATATTCACATTAACATAGGTACTTCAGAAGAAGTTACTATTAATGTTGAATTTCTTCCTGATAGAGAACAAATGAAAAAAGTTAGTTCTATCTTTAAAGAATTTAATTTAGTTGTTAAAAAGAAAAGAGAGGTACTTATTTAATGATATTTAAAACACCTAATAGATTTTTTCTTACATCTGGTCATGCTGAAGGATTTTCTACTCTTAATGCATTTGATAGTGCTTTAATAGATGCAGGAGTTGGTGATTTGAATCTTATTAGACTTAGTTCTATATTACCACCTTTTTGTCGGAGAATAGACTATACTACATTTTCTCCAGGTTCTTTAGTTCCTGTTGCTTATTCTGAAATGAAAAGTAATAGTAAAGGAGAAGTTATTAATGCTTCAGTTGCTATTGGTGTTCCTTTAGATAATTTTTCAGCAGGATTAATTATGGAATATTCTGCTAAAGATAAATCCAAAGAATATGTTGAAGCAATGGTAAAACAAATGGTAACTGAAGGCATGAGAGTTAGAGGTAGAGAGATTTATGAGATACTTTGTATTTCTTCACAACATATAGTAGAAAATAATGGAGCAGTATTTGCTGGTGTGGTTATGTTTGATTCTGCCAATGAAATAACTTATCAATATACTGCCTTTCCTGTTCCTTATTATACATTTGGTGGTGATACTATAGATAGTAATATGAAATTATAAATAGGAGGTATTAGATAATGGGGAGTTGTTAAAAAAGGTTTATAAGATTTTTCCTGTGCATATAATTTATGATGATAAGATTCCTGAATTACTTTCTTTTACAAAAGATCAAGATTTTGCGGGAATAACTATGGGAAATAAAATCTATATTAAGAATCAATACAAAGATGATAGAGGTCTTTTAGAACACGAATTAGTTCATGTAAAACAATATATAAAAAGATTTCCTTTTCATTCTTGGTTATATACTAATTGGAATTGGTATAGGTGTAGATCAGAAGTTTCTGCATATAAAAAACAATTAAAAATAAATAAAGAAGATGGTAAGGAAAATTATATAGAACTATATAGTGATTTTATTCTAACAAAATATGATATTAAAAACTATTCTAAGGAAGAGATTTATAACAAACTAAAATAAAATTATGGCAAAAAAGAAAAAAGAAACACAAGAATATAAAGAAATATCTCTTTCAGCTACAAATATCTTCTTTAAAAATCTTAATAGTAAGACAGAAGTATTGGTAAACAGAGGTGGTGCTGGTAGTTCTAAATCTTACTCATTAATGCAACTATTTGTTTATAAATTTTTAACAGAGAAAAATAAAAAATTCTTAATAGTAAGAAAGGCTCTGCCTTCTCTTAAATTGTCTGTCTTGCTTGATTTATATACTATATTAGGACCTAAAGGTTTTAATGTACGAGATAAGATAAAAGAGAATAAAGTAGATATGAACTTTTATTATGGAACTAATTTATTACATCTTGGTTCTGTAGATGACCCAGAAAAATATAGGTCAACAGATTGGAATTATATTTGGATGGAAGAAGCAACAAATTTTACTTATGAAGATTATATATTACTTCGTAGTAGATTAAGAGCATCAACAGAGAAAGATAGTCCTAATAAAATGTTTCTTAGTTTTAACCCTATAGATGAATTACACTGGATTAAAACAGAATTACTTGAGAAACATAAAGATGTAGAAGAAATTCATTCTACTTATCATGATAATCCATTCCTTGAAGCAAGTATTATTAAATACTATGAGAACTCTAAAGATTTTAATTATAATTTTTATAGAGTTCATGCTTTAGGAGAATGGGGTAGATTAGATGATTTAATTTATTCTCAATGGGATACAGTTCAATCTATGCCTACAGATGGAATAGAAGTGTATGGTATGGACTTTGGATTTAATGATCCTTCTGTGGTAGTTAGAGTTATAGTAAAAGATTTTGATGCTTATTTAGAGCAAGTCATTTATAAAACAAAAATGACTAATACAGAATTTATACAACAAACAAAAATATTAGTACATGAATCTAGAAGAAGTAGACCAATTTATGCTGATTCTGCTGAACCTGATAGAATTAAAGAATTTAGATTGGCAGGATTTAATATAAAACCAGCACAAAAATCTATTGCAGATGGAATAGATTTTGTAAGAAGATTTAGATTACATATTTTAGATTCTAGTGAAAATATAAAAAAAGAGATTCAAGGTTATAGTTATAAAAGAGATAGACAAAATAATGTAATAGATGAACCAATACCAGGATGGGACCATACTCTTGATGCTATTCGGTATGCCCTCTACAGTCACTTTAAGAGCCTCGGTTCATATAATGTATTTTGGTTATAAAAATAGTAAATAGTGTAATAACAATAAGTTATAATACACTCTGGAGGTAGTTAATTTGGAATATATTAAACATGTATGGGATGCAATAGTTGGAAAGAAAAGTGTGGTTGGACCTCTTAAAGATAATGCAAGAATAATGCAGACTTTAAGAGAATGGACTATAGGTGCAGGAAGTGATGGATTAGCAGTATCTACTCCTTATGCAAAAAGTGTTTGGGTATATTCTGCTGTTAATGCTATATCTCAGAATTTAGCATCTGCTCCTTTTATTATGTATGATAATACAAAAGGAAAAAAACAAAAAGCAGAAGAGGATACTCCTTTAGTTAAATTATTTCTTGATCCTAATAGATATGCCAATTCTATTTTATTAATGCAAGGAACAGCAGTTTATTTATGTCTTAATGGTGAAGCATTTTGGCTTATGCCTAGAGACAATATTACAGAAATACCAAAAGAAATATGGTGTCTTGATCCTGTAAGATTTACGCCTTATTTAGAAGGGAATCCTAATAGTCCTATATGGAATGGTGTATGGGAATATAATGATGGAAGACAAAAACAATTATTTGCACCTTGGGAAGTAATGCATTTTAAATTTATAAATCCTTATAATGATATAAGAGGATTATCCCCATTAGAAGCAGCTAAACTTGGTGTATCTCAAGATTATTGGACAAGTAAATATAATGAGAACTTCTTTAAGAATGGTGCTGCAATTGGTGGATTTATTTCTGTTAAAGAAGGTTTGTCCAAAGAGCAGTTTGATAGGATATTAGGACAGTTTAATGATAGGCATCAAGGTGTAAGTAAAGCACACAGAATAGCTTTGATAGATGGTGATGCAAAATTTCAAGAAGCTAAAATGTCTCAGAGAGACATGGAATTTATTTCTTTAAAGAATGTGACAAGAGGAGAAATTTTAGCCGCATTCATGGTAAATGAAGTAATACTAGGCAATTATGCACAAATACAGTGTTTTCATCCTGATACTGAAGTAATGACAGATAAAGGATTTATACCAGTAGAACAAATTAAAGTAGGAGATAAAATTGCTTCCATGAATCCAGAAACAGGACTTATGGAGTTTCAACCTACTACCAAGATTTATGATTATGACTATGATGGTATAATGTATACACAGAAAAAAGGTACTGTCAAAGGAAAACCCCAAACTGCCATCAAACTAGATTATATGGTTACTCCTGAACATAAAATGTTTGGAAAAGAAAGAAAATGGGCACGCCATAATGATTATACCAGTAATGACTTTATATTTAAAAAAATATCAGATATAAAAGAAGATTATAAATTTATGTCTCCTAGAAATGGTATATGGGATATAGGAGAAATAGTAGAGGAATATTCTATAGAAAAACAAAATTATGGAGAAAATGAGAGTTTACAAGGTAGAAAAGGAGTCACTTTTCCAATAACTTCTTGGTTAAAATTTTTAGGTTGGTTTATTTCAGAAGGGTGCTACAGAAAAAATGGAACTTGGGATATAGCCATTTCTCAAAAGAAAGAAGAGGGAATAAAACAAATAAGAGAAGATTTAAAAGATTTTCCTTATGATATTCATGAGTATGAATCAAGTACTCATGGAATTACTTTTATTGTTAATGGAAAAGATTTATTTAATTATTTGTTGAAAAATATTGGAGGTTATTGCTACGAAAAAAGAATACCCAGAGATATTCTGAATTTACATTCTTCTCTATTAATTTATCTATTTGATGCTATTATGGCTGGTGATGGGTGTTATATAGAAAAAGAAGATAGGTATCAATTTTCTACAACATCTAAACAATTAGCAGAAGATGTATATGAATTAGCATTAAAAATAGGTAGAATTCCCACTTTAAAGGGAGGAGAAGAAGGTATATTAAAAGTAGATTCATATAGTAATAAAAGAATGCCTCAATGGTTAGTAACAATTTCTGCAAAAAAACAAAATATTAGACTAACTTCTATTAACCCCATAGAAGTTTCCTATAAAGGTAAAGTTTTTTGTTTTGAAGTGCCTCCTAATCATAATGTTTTAACTAGATATAATGGAAAAAGTCTAATAATATCACAAAGTTACGAGGGTATTAAGGAAGCTCGTAGAGCATTTTGGGAAGAATGTTTAATACCTAAAATGAAATTAATTGAAGAAACATTACGTTCTAATTTCTTTTCTAAGTTGTCAGGAAATTTTATAGGTGAATTTGATTTATCTTCAGTTGAGGCTTTAAGAGAAGATTACAATATCAAAGTAACAATGGCAAAAGTTTTAAATGAGATAGGATTTACGGCTAATGAAATAAATAAAAGATTAGATTTAGGATTTAAAGATAAACCTTGGAGAGATAAATGGTGGATAAGAACAGGAACTATTCCTGCTGACTTTGTAACAGAAGAATCAGTATTAACAAATACTTCAATTGCCACTACTACATCTACAAATACTTCTAAACCAAAAGAAGACAATACTTCTACTCCTAAAGAAGATAAGAAACCAACCAAAAATCAAGATGATACTATTTTATTTAGGTTTACAACTAGACAAAAAATAATAGAAGATCAGTTTACAAAAAAATTAAAGAGATTCTTTTTTGAACAAAGAACAAGAATCATAAAAAATATAAGTGATAATAAGGGTACTCTTGATTTTGATGAGGAAATAAAGAAAATAAAGAGTTACTTAAAAACTTTATATAGTATTGCTGCCTCTGAAGGAATAGACCTTCTGAAAGAAGAATTTGATTTTGAAATGGATAATATAGAACAAATAACAGGAAAATTTCTAGAAGAAAAACTTAATAAAAATTCTATTAAAATAATTGATACAATAAAGGCACATCTTACTTATATTATTAAAGATTCTACTGATAATAATTATAAGACCAATGAATTAATAGATACTATTAAAGTATACTATAATAAACTTAATAATAGGATAACTACGATAGCTAAAACTGAAACTAATTCAGTTATGAATGGTATTAGATACAAAATTTTAGAAGATTTAAATAAATATATTAAAATATATATAAAATGGATTTCTTCTATAAATAGTAGGGATACTCATAAAAATTTAAATGGAAAGATAGTAAAATTAGGAGATTCTTTTTTAAATGAATATACTTTGAAATATCCTACTGATCCTAAAGCTGGTTCAGAAAATATTATAAACTGTATGTGTTATTTTACAGTTGTAAAGATTGATAAAATATAATAGGAGAAGTAACTAGTGGAGAAAATAAATAAAATATTTATAGGAAAAGTTAGATCAGTAAATGAAGAGGATTTCACTCTTGAAGCTGTTGCATCTGATGAGACTATAGATAGATATAAAGAAGTTATTAAAGCAGATGCTTATAAAAAGAGATTAGGAACTTATAAAAAACACCCAATTCTATTAAGTTCTCATAAATATAATGCTCTTACTAATCAGATAGGTATGGCAGAAAAAGTCTTTGTTAAAGATGGAGAACTGATAACAAAATTTAAATATTTTGTGGGGGATGGTAATCCTGAAGCAGATTGGGCTTGGAAATTAGCTTCTAAATATGGAATGGCAGCATTTAGTGTAGGATTCTTACCTTGGGCTGCTGATTCAGTTGATTGGAATGATGAAAAAGCAATTGAAGCAGTAAAAGCAGGAAAAAAACCTTATAGGACTTTTACAGATGTTGAACTTTTAGAAATATCTCAAGTATTAGTTCCTGCTAATCCTTCTGCTATGATGAAGAGTTTTGAAGAACTTAATGTAGATAAAGACAGTAAAGCAATATTAAAAACCTATGCTGAAACAATTTCTAAATCATTAGAAGATGATGTAGAAGATAATAAAGATTTTATGAATGTGATGGAAGGAAAAGAATTCACTATTAATATTATAAAAGATATTGATAATGAAGAACTTCAATTACAAGTTGAAGAAAATATGAAGAAAGTAAAAGAAGAGTTACAGAAAAAAGAGGAGGATGAAAAATACATGAAAGAAACTTTAGAAAAAGTTCTTTCTTTAATGGAAGACTTAAAAAAGGATTTTGAAACTCTAAAGACTGATATTGAACTTGTAGATAAAAAGGTTGGTGATATTTTTGAGAAAGGTATAGAACCAAAGAAAGAAGGAGAAGAACCTGATGTAACTAATACAGAAGAAAAAGAACAGGAAGACTATATCCTAAAAGCATTAGAAGGTTTAGGAGAAAGTTTTAAAAAGACTGTAGTAGGTTCAGTCTAAAATAATAGACTAAGAACTAATAAAATAAAAACAAACAAAAAGAAAACAAAATTCTAAGGAGGAACAAATAATGGATGCAGTATTAAAGAAAATTGAGGAAATGAAAGAAGAACAGAAGGAACTATTTGCAAAATCACAGGCAGAAATGACTGCTAAGATTCAGACTTTAGTAGATAGTGATGTTGACTTTGCTAATAGAATAAAAGCTATGGAAGATTTAGCTGCCCCTCGCAGAAAATACTTTAGTCTTCCTGGTGTAAATGAAGAAGGTAAAGAGTTCTCTTTTCTAAGAGCTATTAATGGTATTGCTACGAAAGATTGGAGTAATGCTGGTTTTGAAAAAGAAGTATTTGATAATATGTCTAAAAAGACTGTTATGGGTACGACTCTTGATCCTACTGGTGGGTTTATAGTTCCTACTGAGTATACTGCACAGCTTATAGAAATGTTTATGGCAAATCTTGTATTGAATAAATTAGGTGCAAGTGTAATGACTGGATTGACAGCCGGTAGTATTAAGATGCCAAAACAGTTAACAGGTTCTACTGCTTATTGGGTTGCTGAAAACTCAGCAATAACAGAATCTAACCAGACTTTTGGTCAGATTGAAATGACTCCTAAGAAAATTGCCGCACTAGTTAAACTTTCTAATGAGTTACTTGCAAGATCAAATCCTGGAGCAGAAGCAATTATAAGAAGGGATATTGTTAATTCTCTAACTCTTGCTACTGATATTGCTGGTCTTAGAGGTACTGGTCTTTCTGGACAGCCTAGAGGTATATTAAATACACCTGATATTAATACTGTTGCAATTGGTACTGCTGGTGGAACATTAACCTTTGATCATTTGCTTAATATGCAGTATGAACTTCAGGTAGATAATGCTTATCAGGGTAATCTTGGTTATGTATTTCACCCTGCAATAAGAAGGAAACTCTTACAGTCTAAAGTAGCACAGTATAGTGGTGATACTGCTGGAGAATATATAATTCAGCCTATGGTAAGTGATGCACAGCTTCAGTCTTGGATAGGTCATCCTTATCAAATGACCACACAGATTCCTATAAACCTTACTAAAAGTACTGGTTCTGATCTAACTGAAGTCTACTTTGGTAACTGGCAGGAAATGTTAATAGGTCAGTGGGCAGGAATGTCTATAATGGCTTCTCAGGAAACATCTGATGCTTTTGAAAAGATGCAGACTTGGGTAAGAATTGCACAGGAAGTTGATATACAGGTAAGACACCCTGAATCATTCTGTGTAATTACAGATGCAGCAGCAAAATAACTTAAAATAAGAAACTAGGAAGAGGTAAAAACTTCCTAGTTTCACTCTTAATCAAAAATTTAAGGAGGAATTAAAGATGGACTTAGGAAATAAAATAGCAACGACTTTAACACTTATACCTCAGACTACAACTGCTGGTACAGTGTATGGTACAGGAATCAGTAGAAAATGGTTTGAAGGTTGTGTTTATGTAGGCATGTTAGGAAAGATTACTGGTACTCCTGATGCTACTACAGTAACATATCAACTTCAGGAATCAGATGCTTTAGCAAGTGGG